GAGGGGAGGAGATGGAGAATCGAGGAGAAGGCGAGGCCGCTCCCTTTAGCGAGCTTTGCATTGGCAGAGCCTGAGGTGAGGAGGCTCTCAGGAGAGAGGCCGAACCTAGGGAGGAGAGAGCGAACGCGCTCAGGAGCGCGAGGAGCGCGAGAGAGGCGAGCGGGAGCGGGAGGAGCAAGGAGAGCGGGAGCCATGAGAACAGAGAGCGAGAGGGAAGGAGAGGCCTCCTCGCGGAGGCCATGAGGCAGAGCCTCAGGAGAGAAGGAGAGAGGCAGAGGCGAGAGGGAGCCAGAGAGCGAAGGCCTCGAGCTCTGACAGGCTCTGGCTCTCGTGAGCGATCGAGGGGGAGGCCGTCTCGATCAGAGAGTAGGAGCCGTGAGAGAAGGAGAGGCGAAGGCCTCGAGAGAGAGCCAGGAGGGAGAGGAGAGGAGCCGCGTCAGAAGCTCGATCGAGAGGGGAGAGCATGGCAGGAACGAGGCGAACAGAGAGAAGGCCTCCCTATGGGGAGGCCAGGAGCTCAGGAGCGAGAGGAGCGGGAGAGCTTCTCTCCTGCCTCGCAGGCAGCAGCAGCAGCGAGAGCCACAGAGGCAGCAGCAGCAGAGGCGAACAGAGCGAAGGGAGCGGCGAAGGGAGCCGCTTCTCTAGCGGAGGGAGCCAGAGCGATGCGATCGCCGTAGGAGGAGGCACAGAGTCCGAAGGCTACAGAGCCTGCGAACAGAGCGAGGGTAGGAGCGAGAGCGCGAACAGAGCGGAGCATGAGACAGAGAGCGAGAGGGGAGGCGATTGCTCGCCTCATGCCAGAGACAATAGGCGATACAGAGGGGGAGGCCAGAGCCTCCCGCTCCTCTTGAAATATTTCGTAACAATCCGCGCTCAGAGATCAGAGGAGGAGAGCTCCTCGAGATCAGAGAGAAAGGCCTCGATTGTGGGAGACGGCAGCCACCTAGCGAGCTCCTCGAGGAGGAGGGGGAGGCCAGAGGAGGCGAGGCCGAGCTCCTCCGCGCGATCGAGGAGCCGAGCTCGTAAGTAGGAAGGGAGAGCCATGAGAGAGCCTTAGGAGGAGAGATCAGCAGAGCGAACAGAGAGAGGGAGCTCGGCACCTAGTGGGATGCCATGGCGAAGGCGAAGGAGGGAGCGCCTCTCACGGAGGAGGCGCTCCTCTGCCTCTCCTGAGAGGCGAGGGAGGAGGCGCTCGATTGTGGCGAGGCGCCTCTCGAGAAAGGAGAGCATGGCAGAGCCTCAGGAGACGGGAGAGAACAGAAGGGAGAGGAGCTCCTCGAGCGCCTCCTCTCTGTCAGCTCGAGCCTCAGGAGAGAGCGAGGGGGAGGAGAGCTCCTCCTCGAGCTCGCGAGCAAACAGAGCGGCCTCACGACGAGAGGAGAAGGAGAAGCGAGGCCAGGAGAGATCAGAGGCGAGGAGTTCGTGAGTGGGAGCCATGGGAGCGAGAGCGAGAGAACAGAGAAGGAAGGAGAGGAGGGAGGCCTCCCTTGAGGGGAGGCCAGAGGCAGAGCCTCAGAGGAGGCCGAGACGAGATGCGCGGCGAAGGAGAGCGGAGCGGGAGGCCTTCGCCAGAGCGGGAGCTTTCTCTCCTGCCTCTGTCAGAGCCTCGATCAACAGAGCGCGAGGAGAGGAGGAGGAGAGAGGCTCTGGCAGAGCGGAGGCGAGGCGCTCGAGCGAGGAGGCTACAGAGCGAAGGAGAGGAGCGAGACGGCCTCGAGCCTGCCAGAGGCGAGCGGTGAGAGCATGGCAGAGAGCCAGAGAGAACAGGAGCGCCTCGAGAGCCTGAGAGGCGATCGCCTCCCATGGGAGAGAGGAGAGCGCCTCGATCAGATCAGAGAGAGGAGGGAAGGAGGGAGAGGCAGAGCCTCTGAGAGAAGGGGAGAGCATGAGAGCCAGAGAACAGAGAGGAGGCCTCGCGGCCTTGCCAGAGACAATAGAAAGAAGGAGAGGAGGAGCCAGAGGCGCGGAGCCGTATTGTCACATCTCTTAACACCAGGATCATGATCATGATCAGAGCGGGATCGTGATCATGAGAGGGAGCGAGAGCCGATCATGATGAGGATCCCCATCAAAGCGCCATCGTGATCATGATCGTGATCAACCGAGAGTGTGATCATGATCAGTAGCGTGAATGATCATGATCATGGCCAGTATCTGCTACGGATACGTATCAGTATCAGTCAGGATATCAGCACACAGCCCTATGTCAGCGTCTCCTGACATGCGTGTATGCGCATATGCGTGTAGGCGCATAGAAGCATGGGCGAGGCCGAAAATGGGGGTGTGGGGAGGGCCTTACTATACCGCGTTCCCGTTAGTTTCCATACCATTTTTCATTTAGTCCCTTTACCGTGTTTTAACGAGTTTCCTTTACCGCCTTTCGTTTTGTTTCTACCAACCATGACCATCAAAAGCCGCCTTTAGGGCGGCTTCTTCACTGGCAAACGGCCCTCCTACGAAACTTTCATCATCATCGGCATAGAAATACCAGCCTTCCACTAATTCAGTGCCTTTACAGCAGTCTTCAGAAAAGAAATCAACAAGAATCATGAGAATTCTCCAATGATGTAGTCGAAAGGCCCTTCACCATGACCGATGCAATGCCCTGCAAGCAAAGCATGCCTGGCAAGACCATAAGGCCCTATTTCTGCATAGTTGTCTTTTAGCCATTGTTTATCAAAGAGCTTACCAGGCTTACCGCTCCTATCCCAGACAATGGAGAAGAACTTTCCATTATCAACAAAGTCTCCATATTCATCTCTTATTTCGTAGTCATGATCTTTCGTTAAATAATCAATGCGGCTCCATAGTTGCTGCCAATTATTGATGCCATCTTCTGGATATACGTGAAGACCAAAGCACCAGCCATAAGAGCTTTTGCCAAGATGCAAAGGAGGCTCTTTTTCTTTGCCGCAATGAAAGCATTTAGGAGCGTGAAGATAGTAATTAGTGCCCATTATTTCATCACCTGCTGAAGCCTCTTCCACAACCATTGCTCTTTGGTATCAGGGCGCATCAGCTCATAGCCTTCATGATCAATGATGCTATCACCAGCGCTGTCTACATATCCTTCAACGTCCCTGCGCCAGATGCCCCTGCAAGAGCCTTGCTGGTCAAAGACGGCAATAATGTCTTCCCGATCCTCCATCGCTTGCCTGACGTGGAAGAGAAGATCTCTCAATCGGGCCGCTTGGTAGCGGCCTTTAGTGGGAGGGAAATACGGGCCGTTGTCTTGATAAGTGGAAATGGTCAACATGGTTCAGAAAGCAGGGCGATCAGGAAGGGTTTCAGGCTCTTCTTCAGCCTCGTGGACAATTTCTTTGAGCTGGTCAATAATGCAGCGAATAGCGTAGGCAGCACCTGGCCCCACGTTGTCTAATGCTTCGTCCATTGTCCTAATTTCATCGTGCACGTCTTGAATGGTTTCAAAAGTCTTGAGGGCGTATGGAACACCCCATTCATCATCGACAATGAGAGAGTAAGGCATTGTCATTTAAAGAGAGGGGAGAGGGCTGCGGGGGCAGCCCTTGGCTGAGCCAGGCCAAGCTTCACGAGGCAAGGCTTTAACGACACTCAGTTGCCGGTAACGCTCCAATGAAGAAAAATTGGGCGAGACAATGGTAGTGAAATCAGACGGTGGCCGTCGCTTTTGCTGGCAGCATGATCCAAGCGGTGTAGTTAGCAGCAGAACGATCCACACGAATCAGTCCTTTCTTTTCTAATGCTTCGAGAGCGTTTAAATACAGTTCAAGGCGATTGCCAACAAGAAAGTTCTTTGGTACAAAACATGGTGCATTTTTGTTGCGTTTTTGATGAGCAAGAAAGTAACAATAAAGATTGCGCTGATTGATGGAAAGTCCAGAGTTAATCATGAATGAATGATGTTGTTGAAGAACTGTTCAGCTTGCCATTTATGGTCAAAGATGCCGTAGGAAGTGGTATGGATGGAGAGTTCGCTTAAACGTTCCCAGCCATATGCTTCCCACTTGCGGGAACCATCGGCGCAGAAATATTGCTGAATGCCGTAGCCAGAGTGTTGAGACTGGCGGTCAGCTTCTAAGCGAGCTTCGTAAGAAGGATAATGTTTCATGATGAGAGAGGAGAAGGGGCCTTGCGGCCCCGTTGACAATCAGCGCTGTTGGTCGCAGATGCCCATGAGCATCTCACCAACGTACTGTTGAGCAGCGCGAAGCTTGTCGAACGCTTCATCACGCTCCTTGCGAGCTTGATAGTAGGCGTCAGGGCCTTGCGGATAAAAATCCCTCCCGTTAAGCTCCGCTACTGCAAGTGCGTCGATTGCCTTGTCAATGGCATCGTAAGCAGCAGCGTAACCATCTCTAAGATCCGTGAAGCTGGTGCCGTTGAGATGGATGGTGGGGATGGTGGCCATGGTTGCGAGAGGCGCGAACAAGAGAACAATACAGCAGAAAGGCCCTGTTTCCAGGGCCTGTTACAAAACGTCACAATTAATAGAGGCTCTCAATGCGAAACGGGCCAAGCCTGCCCACGCGCAGAGCTTTTTCTTTTACAAATTGCTGACTATTTGTCTTGGTATTCTTTATTTTGTAGAGACCAGTTTCGGGAATAGCTTTAACAATGATATATTCTCCTCTCCATTGTTTAAAACCAAAGTCGTAAAGATCGACAATAAGACCAACAGAGAATTTCATGAGGACAACAGCCGCTTAATGTCTCGCTCTACATTCTTCAATGCTCGCCAATCAGTGCAGCTTGTGCTGCAAACGAGAGTCTTGCCGGAAGAATGCTTAAACACATAATGTTTGTTCTTTCTATGAAGAACAAAGCCATGTTGCTTAACGAGCTCAAACAATGCGCGTCTATTGTCCTTTAATGCCATTACAAGAAGCGCCAGATATCGTCTTGCATACTGTCAGCAAGCGTTAGGAAGAAAGCTTTTGTGCGCTTATTTGGTTGACTTGCTGGGGCATGCTGAGGGGCTTCATGAACAAGGGCCAGAAGCTTAGAGCGAGCAGCAGAGCGATCATCGCGAGAATAGTTTGACAAAGAATAGCCAGCGTCTTTCACCATACGAGAAATGGCACGCTGGGAGCGAGTGAGGAAGGGAGTGCAGGTCATTGTTCAGAAGACGAGAGTTTGACCATTGGCTTTGATGCTCAATACGCGCTCACAATCAAACGAGCGCCATGCACCTTCGCCTGCAGTGCGAGCAATGGTGAAATCACGGCAACGAATAATGCTGGGCTTCTTTACGGAAGTTCCCGTGCCCTTGATTTCTTTGGTATCGCGAGGATTGAAGCAAAGACTACGAACGCTGCCGTCTGCTTTTACAAAGCGCACGTTCACAATGCTGCCACCAGCATTGAAGATGAAGCTTTTGATTTTGTCAGTTTTAGTCATTGGAGGAGCCATCGCTGGCAAAGGACTAGGGAAGAAAGAAGCCCCCGAAGGGGCTCTCCGTACCAAGGGAACAATATAGCTAGTTGACCTGGTTGTCAAGCGGCTCAACTGGGAAGCCGTTGGCAATGCGGCAATAGCGTTCTGGGTGGAGCTTTAGGCATTTTGTCAAGCCCTCTTGATTTGGCATTACTTGAGGGGCAGCCACCAGAGCAAAGGCGCCAAGCCCAAAGGCGCAGATGACAAGCATGAAAGAAGCGAGATTAGCAGTCATGGTTTTAGAGGCGAGCAATGCAGACGCGGGCAGTGCCTTGGCTTTGCTTGGCAATGCGAGAGAAGCTGCCAGCAGATATGTCAAGGATGCGCCCTCCATGAAAAGACCCTCTGTCGGAAATTGTCAATACCACCTGCCTTCCATTGTCACGATTTGTAACAAGAAGCTTCGTTCCAAATGGGAGCGATGGATGGGCGGCTGTCATGGCTGCTGGGTTCATTGGCCGTCCGTTGGCCATTGTCTGCCAGGCATAACCATCAGAAGCTGTTCCGTAGAAGCTGGCTTCGCCGCATTGTTTGGCTTGTGCAGCAGGTGCTGCGGCTCCGAGGAGGAGCAAAGAAAGAAGAAATCGTGAAAGCATCAAAATGGTGGAAAGAACTAGAGAGGCCCATCGCCATCGCTGACGACAGTCTTACCATTGTGCCATGGTCGTCAAGGGGCTTGCTGGATGCTATGCTTTGAAAGCAGTCGGTTCTAGCGGCTTAATTGCTGCTCCTGTCTTTGGGCGGGCCGTGAGGGTGAACGGGCATAGGCAGTGTGGGCGATGCCGTATGGCTTCGCCAAGGAGCTAGTCATTCTCCTGAGAGGCACACTGCCCTTCTAGGCGAGGAGATTTCCCCTAGTTGTTTTTGTTTATCGGAGACTGCGCAAGGGAGGGAGGGCGAAAGCCCTCCTTTCTTTGCGCCTATACATGACTAGCCGACAGTAGGCTATACAAGACCAGCCAATTTTCCATGGAAAAGAAACTGTCTAAAGAGCAAGAGCGTGAACGTCTTGCACGATGGCTAGGAAAAGGAGAAGTTTACGATCCGCGCAATGAACCAGACTTTGATACGTTTTTATACGGGACTGAGCCCATTCCTGGCGATACCACTTGGACAAAAGAAAAGGCCCCTGATGGGGCCTTAGGTTAAACATGGCAGAGAAGGTGACTACTCGTTGTCGGGAAGTTGTTCAAGGGCGCGGCGGATGGTGTCTGCACCAAGTTGAGTAGAGCTGTTATTGAGAATGTGAACTAACGCCTCTAGCGCCTGCTTCTTCAAGCTCGGCGGCTTGGAGCGCATTGCTTCTACCAAACCCTTACCAGTTGGAGTGATTGTCAAATGTGGCGCATCCAAGGAATTTCGGTCTAACCACTCCGCGTCTGCCTCAAGTTGGAGGTCTGCGCCCCATTGGGCGGCAAGCGTACAAAGTACGTTCGGATCAGGTGGGCGCTTCCACGGTTCAGGTTTGGCAATCTCTATCCAGTCTTCAATCAGCTCCGGCGGTGGGGTGATTTTGGGTCCAATCATGAGTCAATCCAGTGGTTTTCGAGACGGTGGGCAACTGCTGCGAGATGGGCCGACAAAGCATCAGCAAAGCGACCAACAAACACTTGGCGCTTGGTTTTTGGGTGAGTGTATTGCCCAGTATATTTACCACGGGATTTGTGGACATAGCGATACGGCACGGATCCCAGTACCTTCCGATTAGCTAGATTGCCGCTGCGGTCTACCCAACGCAAATTTGACAGAAGGTTATTCGACGGATTTCTGTCTATATGGTCCACCTCGTTACCTGGTATTAGCTGCGGCTTGCCGCTAATAAGTAAGATTAACCGATGGCATTTATAATTTTTACCTTTAAACCTGACAATCCAATAACCCTTGTCGTTGAGATATCCTGCCCTTTTTCCGCTCTTTGTTTTCTTGGTTTGCCAAGAAAGACCAGAGGGAGATGCTTCGTCAATCTCAAGACAATTTAAAAGTTCATCTGGGATAGGGTGTTGTTGTGTCATGGGTGATTAGTGGTAATGGCTACTGGGATTCAATCTCGTCAGCGATAGCAAGGATATTTGGACGGTAAATCCAATAGCCTTCACCATCGTCGCACTTGCAATGCTCTGCAATGGCACGAAGAACAGCAGCAATAGCAGTGGTTTTATTGGCTGCTAATTTCCGTTGATCGTATGCAGTAAGCACGGCTTGCGCAGCGGGGGAAAGGTTAGCCATTTTCAATGCCAATAGCTTGTTTGTTTGCATAGTCACTTACCAAGTGATTAGAGCAAATCACTTGTGTCGTTCAATTGATATGCAAATACTGCCAACGCAGCAAAGCTGGAATAGAAGCAGGCTCAAGGCCCATGTCTTCAAGCACAAGTTCAAACCATTCTGCCATGACATCAATCACTGCAATCACTTGCGGATCATCAGGAAGAATGTCATCTTCCATGGCTTCTGCAATCATTTGCTGAAGTTTGGTGAATTTGTTCATGATTAAATGCCAGTGGCAGCACGGTAAAGTTTAAGGCACAAAAGCTCATGCTTTTGTTTCCATAGCTCAAGACGACCTTCCAATTGCTGGAGACTGAGCTGCCTGTTTAAGCGTTGAGGACGCTCCCAATCAAGCTCAGGATCGTTGTCGTAATCACCATCAGTAAAGAAGGCCACAGTCAGAAAGCTCCTTCTTTGATGGCACGCGCGTAAGAAAGCATATATTCTTCCAGATCTGCGCCAGTAGGGGTTTCTTCGATAATCTGTTCATGATCCTTTTGTGCTTGCTTTAGAGAGGCTTGAAAAATGTGCTTGATAGAACCAAGTGCAATGCGTTGCTTGACATTTGGCTCATCGTCAATTGCCTGCTCTAACGTGCAAACAAAATCTTGAAGCTCCTTCACTGTGATGGGCACGCTGGCAATGGGAGAGCCAAAGCTCATTACCAAGCGATTATCAGAAGTGAAGGCTGAAAGCTTCTCTCCCCAATGATAAAACCTTGCAGTCATTGCTTTAAAGAGAAAGGGCATGCAAGCTCTCGCCCGCATGCCCAGTAGTATGCCGCCTTCAGGAAGCCAGGTCAAGCGTTGTAACAATTCTTTACAGAGCCTGCCCTTTCCCTCAGTTCAAGCGTGGTGCGATAAGCGGCCTTGTGGCTTGGCAATGGTTTGTCCCGCCATTTAGTAGCAATGCAATGGCAGGCGCCCATAGGCTCTAGCACGGCATGCCTGTTGGTCCTGTCAAGCAGAATTTGCAGGGCCTGGCGTTTCCGTTTTGTAAGGTCAGGCTCTGGCTCTTCAATGCCAACGCGGGCATAATCCGCCAGCTCAGACAAATCGTCTAACGAATTGGTGGTGATGACGAAATGGCGTCCACGATGCTGAGCTTTGTTCCATGCAGGGTGGATGTTTTCTGCTGCTAGAGCTTTGGCATCTTCCTGAAGCTCAGGAGGAAGCACAATGTGAACTGTGGGCGCCAATGGCGTGCCTTCAACAATAAAGGAAGGCTGATGCGTGTCCATGAAGAATCAATGGAAAAGGAATTCACGGCTTTTGAAGATAACAAGCACATTGCCCCACCTGCGATGTGGAGCAAAGGCATAAGAGCCCATGCTGTTTTGCCAACTGATAGAAAGCGGGCCGAACCATGCAGTGCCCCAATCGCTTGTGCAAATTAGTCCAATGAAATCATTCATCGCAATTGTTCTGGAAGACTCTCTGGAAGAGGCTTGATTTCTTCAATCAAAGCAATCTTAATATCAGGGCGTATTGCAAGCATAAAATGTTCAGCCTGCTTAGCAGAAATAGCCCCCAATGCAATAGTTTTACCTTCGGAAGTAGTTATCTTCCAAGTGCGACAAGGAGTCATAAGTCTTCCTCAATGTGCTCAAGAATGGCTTGAGAGAGTTCTTTCTCCAGCATAATTTTCCAATCTTGATCACCGCCGAGGCTTCCCACTTCGTAAATGAGATGAAGGCTGTCTGAAATGCGCGTGGCATCCATCATGCAAGCCACTGCCTCTGGCATTTGACCAGTGGCAAACAGATCTTCTGCAGCTTCCGTATGGGCTTCAAACCACTTGCCAAGGGCGAACAGCGCCACTTGCCGGTAGGTCTCATCGCCATAGCTCTCCAGGAGCCTCTCAATGCTCTTATGGAGCTTTGGCGGAATGCCTACAGTGCCATGGTCGGCAAGATGAGGAGCAATGGAAGCGGAGATCGCATCACGCTTGCTTTGCTTGGCTGCAGCAGCCTCTCGCAGAAAGGCTTCGGCAGTGGAGAAGCTGAAGGGATGATCGCTGTGACCTGGAGAGACAGACAAGAGAGGAGCGCAACAATGACAGTGTGCCTACGCTAGCGGCGCTTGTCAATAGTCGTCTTTATTAATTGTTTGTAAAGGAATGGCTTCAGGCCATTCCTCTTTCTCTGGTTCTGCATCGAAGCTCACTTCCGCCGATGCTGGTAAAGAATTCTTCCTGCGTTCTTCAGTGGCATTGGCTTCTTTTTCTTTTGCAATCGTGGTGGAAAGGTCTTTAAGGAATTTCCTATAGGAATTGTCTTGTTGTGATTCTTGTTTGATTTCATTAAGACCAAGCAGCTTGGCTTGTTCGACAAGAGAGTTCTTTGCCACATTGAGAAACGATGCATCGCCAGCACTTTCTTCAATCTTGATCATTTCCTTGCTTCCATCGTCACCACCTTCCATCATTGTTATCACGCGCTTCCTTTTGCTCTTCTCAAAGCTATCCAGAGCCAGGTCTTTCAAGTCCATTTGCTCCTTCAAAAGACGTGCTCGATGCACGTCTTGGTTTTTGAGAATTTCTTCAGTATATAGCTGCCTATTAAAGTGTCTATCTCCGTTAACTGTTTCCTTGCTTAGCTTTAGAACATTTGCTATTTGACGATTACTCATCTTTGCAGCAAGAAGCTCTTGCACCATCCATCGCCTAAGACCAAGCATTTCTTTGGAATAGCCAGCGGCGCCAGTGCCGCCATTAACTTTTGTTTCCCTTACTGCCTCAAACTGCGTCAAGCTTACGCCTGCTTTTTTCAATGCATTAGCAGCATATTCAAGCTCTTCTTCTGGCGATGTAAATTCAATCTCAGGCTTAGCCATTACGCAGTTCTATTCTCTAACGAATTGTATCTCCTTTTCCATGGAGAGAACGAACAAATAGTTCCGTGAAACGTTCCATTTTGGCAGTAGCAATGCTTGCTGGATAGCCATCAATGGCTTCTTTCAAGCTGCATAGTTCCTGCCATTCTTCTTGCGAAAGCTCTTCTTCTGACGATGCAGGGAAAATAGTCATAGCAAAAGGGGCGCCCAAAGCGCCCCGTTCTAGAAGATCAATGATACTGCCAAAAGACTTGATCCATCAAGGCATCTAGCTCAACCAAGCGCTTAGGGCAATACTTCCTTACAAACTCCTCCATCTCTCCATGGAAGGAACTGATGATTTCTGCATAGGCAGCGTCAAGCCCTGCAGGAATTAGCTCTTCGTCTGTTTCACGTCGATAAGCAACTGCCATGCAAGACTTAGGGCTCTCGCAGTATTCGTTTTTCATGGCCCTTTCATTCTGCATCGCTCTGCTCCTGAGCGGCAAAGCCACTATCAATTAGCTTTTCAATTTCATGCAGGCTAGAGCGCCAATGGCGCTCTCCATTATTATCCCGTGCTCCGTAAAGCGTACGGGCCGCTGGTTGCGGCCCTTTCCTAGGAGAAGAAAAGCCATAGTGAACAATAGGCAAAATTTCAGTGCCGTTATGTTCAAGCAGAGGCAAGTGGTCAACTGCTCGTGGAGCGTTAAGCATTGTTCAGGAAAATTCCTTCGCAATACTAAAGAGAATTCTGTTCAATGAAGGCTTCATTGCCTTGTGTCTTGAACGTTTCGCCCTTGGGGGCTCCACTTTGGCTTGAGCGGCATTGCGGAGGTTTTTGGTCTTGTACAGGCTCTTGTTCTTTTAGGGAATCTTGGCCTACTGGACTGAACGCTCCGCCCGTGGGGGCTCCGCTCTGGCTGGTGGCCATGCCTGAGCGTAGTGAGGCAACGGTGAAGCTCTTGCTGGTGAGGCAAGGCTTGTCTGGCTTTAGGGTAAAGGGATTTTGGCAAAAGTCAATACGGGGCTGGGCAGCTTTTCTTACTGGCACAACGCTTTCCCCGAGATGCCGCGTTCGGCTTCAGTATGACCTTGTTCTCCATCCTCTCTATGGGACACCCGCTCTTCTCCGATCCATCGCAGGACTTAGGAGCAGCCAATCCGGTATTCACTGACGAATGGCTCGCAGCCAACGGCCATGATCGCCAATGGCTACAGGAATGGTTCATGAAGCATGAAACTGATTCTTTCGCAATGCAGGAATGGGTAGTGCACCACAAGTACAACAAACACAGCGATCCGCGCCTGCTACGCACACCTCGCCAAGCCTTTTGACAATCATGGACACTTCCAATTTCAAAGTAATTAAGCTGCCTGCCAACGGACCCAAACCTGGGCAAAGCATGGACGCCTGGCTCTACGGCAAAGACAAGGACACTGAGCGCACACGCAAAATTCTTGAGCAGCGCGAGTTCAACGGGAAACGCGCTCCCAAGTAAAGCAAAAGAAAGGCGGCTCAAGGGCCGCCTTTTTCATTCTTCATCGTCATCTTCAAAATCTGGTTGAGCCTTGAACCAATCTTCTGCAAGTTCAACAAGCTTCTTTTGTGCTTCAGGCGAAAGCGGCGCCACAAGCGCCGCGCTCTCACTGTTGTCCCAAATAATTTTCACTTTTTCATCGCGATGGAATTTTCATGGTAATTGAAAACTATCGCCTGCTGAAAAAGCTAGACTATTCAAGCTGCTCGCGACGGTAAGCAGCGGGGAGGCTAGCAATAGAGCCTCCCTCCTATTGCGAGAGAGCTAGAACCAATCCTCCTGGTCTTCCTTTTCGGGAAGATTTTCATTGAGAACCATGGAAACAGGCGGAGCAGTTTGCAGTTCTTCCTGGTCGGGAGCAATATTTTGCTCTTCATTGGGAGAACTGAAATTCAGATCGGGGCCTTGGTAGTCCCATGAGTGGTACATGCGGGTGCGTTCGTCATGCGGGCCAACAATGAAACTGCTAGTAATAAGCCCTTGACGACGGGCCATCTCTAGCAGCTTGCCAGTGGTGACATTCTCATTCATGCCAGTTCCCAGTGACACCTGCTGTTTGCTGAAACGCTCGTGCGGACGCATGTTCACATAGTTGGCCACACGATCCAGCTCAGCAATGGAATTACCAAGCGGACCGGCATAGTCCCATCCATAATTCACGGCATTGCGCTTTAAGACGTGTTTACCAGCTAAGCCACTCCTGCTCTTCACCCATTCCAAGATAAACTGATTTTGATCGTAGTTGCCCTCTTGGCGATAGAGCTTCACCACTTCACTCACATTGTCAACAAAGCTAGAACTGTCACGAAGTCCACCTTGCCGGTTTAAGTGGTGGAGAATGACGATGGAGCATTTGTAGACATTAGCCATGTCCCGCAATGCATAGAGAGAATCACCCGCATTACTTTTAATGAGATCAACGTTCATGCCAGCGAAACAAGCCGTGAGCGAGTCGATCACGACAAACACTGGACGATGCTTCTTGATGAAGCGCTCAAGCTGTTGCATATGAGCAAAGCGCCAGGTTTCCCAGAAGGAAATCATGCCAGGCTGAATGTTGGCTTCTTGATAGCCGATGATGGAAAGCTTTTCTTTGGTGTCTGACAATGGTTCGTCAGCAGAGATGAGGAGGCATTTGCCAGGCAGACAACGCCTGCCGCTCCACGATGAGCCAGTGGCCACGCCCAAGGCCCAGTTGTAAACCAAACTTGTCTTTCCTGTTCCCCCCTGCGCAGCAAGGAGAGTGACGCTACCAAGCGGAACGATGCCAGCAATCAACCACTCACGAACGGAATCATCATCAATAAGCTGCAGCACGTCAATGGTTTCTATTTCTTCTTTGCCAAATAAGCGAGAACGAGCCTCGTCAATCATCTTGTCAATATTTGCTTGCGGCATCTTCACGCCATGAGCTTCTAGCCATTTAGAAGCTTCAAACGCCACGCGAGCATCATTATCGAATAGTCCGACCATGCGCTCGAAGGTGCCAATGATTTCCTCATAGGAAGGAAGACCGTCTTTGCCTTCGTGGCGATCTTTTGAAACAATGGAGGAAAGGATTAGCTCTTGGTCTGCACCATCGTCAAGCCAATCAGCTAGGTCATAGCCGCCGTTCTGAGGAAGACTGTCCCATTCAAAATTGCCAGGATCGGCGTAAAGCCATTGCGCTCCGGGATTGTCTGAAGCCACTTCTCGCATGAGAGCAATGCCAGGCTCATCACGATCAGGACATAGAACAATCTTTTTGCCGCGAAACAGCAAGGAATAGTCGCCATTTGCGCGATACTGGCCACTTCCGCCAAGAAAAGTGACCGAGGGAATCCCGGTCTCCCATAGCCTGTCACAAGTGAGTTCCCCTTCAACAATAAAGATGGGAAGTCCCGTCACTTGTGAAGCAGTGAGGGCTTCATCAAAGCGATAGGGAAGAATGGTGCTCCTTATTTCATCAATATACGCCTTGCGTTGATGCGCACCTTGTGGCACTGACGGATAGCTTTGCTTGATTGTTTTCTTGCCACTTGCGTCATCGCGATGCACGTTAATAGTAGTTTCACCTTGCCTATTTTTGTAGGGGAAAGTGTAAGACTGTGGTTCACGAAGAGGGCGCTCCCAGCGATCAAGTGGAGCAAGGATGTTGCGAATTTCGGCGCGGTGCTTTGCTGAATCATCATTGAAACAGTTGTAGGCACCATTGTTGGTGTTGATGGAGAGGTCGTTGCCTCCGCATGCCGGACAGATGTATTTCCCTGGATGATCGCTTGTCTCAAGCTTCTCAATGTGGTCCAGGATGGAGAATGCCATGGAGGGGAGTGGGAATGCCTCCGTTGTAGCAAGGAATTCAAGGGGCAACAGCCCCATAAATTAAAGTGATGCGAGATACGGCAATCGATAACTCATTGCAATACGTGCTCTGGTTGGCAGCTTTGAAAACTATGGCTAGTCTGGCCATGTTCCCGATGCCTCTCACCCATGGAACTTTGGCTGGCCGCCATTATCGGCTTTTCAGTCGGCTATCTGCTTGGCCCCTTGTTTTATGACAAATAGCAACAAAGAACTGAAAAAGGGCCGCCATTTCAGCTTAACTGATACTGCCTACGCCCATCTCGGCAACATCGCCCATGAAGCTCGATTGAGCCTCAGCGAAACCCTAGAGCGGCTTGTACGCTCCACGCCCATCTGGGAAGGCAGTGCCACCTTGGCAAATGGCGCCTTCGATCTCATCGAAGACTATTCCACGTCCCTTGAAACTGATTTCAATGAAAGTTTCCCAGCTTAAACTTGCCTGCGAAGAATTTCTTCTTGACCATGGCGATCAAGACGTAAAGCTTCTATGGGAGCAAGGCGTTATAGATGAAGGATTCGACTCAAAATACTACGAGCTTCCTACTGACATTCGCGCGGTTGCCGATTGGCCACTGCCTGGCAAGAGCATTATCACCAAGAACGAAGGTTCTGAGATGAGCGTTGATTTCGTCATTATGTATGGCGAATACATGAGCTTGCCGCAGTCGAAGCAGTGAACCATTCCTTTATGCTCTACTCCCCGTCTGATTTTTCCTCCATGGACCCCGCCCAACAAGCCGCAATGGATCGTTATAACGGCATTTTCTCTCCGCTGGAGATTAGTGCTGAAGCCTTTAAAGCTGCCTACGACACGCCCGACATTGGCCCTCATATTGAGAAGGACTACAAGGGCTTGTCCTATTTGTCTTGGCCTTTTGCCTATCGCTATCTGAAGGAGCATTTCCCCACCTATTTTGTGGCCTTTGAAGAAAAGGCCATTGGGGAAGTGGTGTTTGGCACGCCAGGTGCTTACTATCTTCGCCCCTACCTCACTGATGGTTGCCGCCGTACTGTTGCATTGATCTTCCCGATCATGGACAGGAAGCACAATTCCATCAAAGAGCTTGATGGTCGTGCCATTTCTGACAACTGCCAGCGTGCTGCAGTAAAAGCTATTGCCACTTTTACTGGCCTTGGTCTGCGTCTCTATGCAGGAGAGGACATTCCTAAAGAAGATGAAAAAGGACCGGCCAAACTCCCGCTCCAACAGGAAGCTCCGAAGCAAGCTACGCGGACAAGCAAGGCGCCAACGGGAGCTAAAGCTCCTTCTGAGCCTGCTGGAGAAGGAGGGAATACTCCCGCCGCCGTGGCAGGGACCAGTGGAGAAGTGTTTGATGCTAAAACTGCCCTGACCACTATTTGCAAGGCCAATCCGTTTGGTTATGCCGATGAAAAGGCAAGTATGGCTCTTGGCAAGGCTGCCCTAGAAGCCATTGGCTTGTCCCGTGCCACTGAAGTGAAGACGTGGCAGCAGTTCGGCAATGTGGCAGCAGCCATGATGACCGTATGGGCAAAGGAAGAACAAATGGTCATCACCAAAACGGAGATGACCAAAGAAATTGATCTTGTTCGTGCCTGTGACACTACAGAAGCAATGGTTGAAGCAATGAAAGCTTTCGTTGCAAAAAAGCCATAGATCTAGCAGCGGCCCGCTTTGCGCGGGCCTTTGCTGGAACCATTTGCATCAATGAAGACCATGCTCCAATTGACAGCGTTCCTCCCAGCCTCTTTAGCTGACGATCCTCTTGGCTTGTTTCTGTTAGTTGCTTTTGCCTCTACAGCTCTAGCCTTGCTCATTCTGTTCCTTGCAAGTTTAGTTCTACCGTGAACGACCCTTCTCTTTCTCCATGGAAACATTCATGGAAGCATTCAATTACCAATCGCTATGGCGACCCAAGTTTTGACATTGAAGTGGTGAGCTACAAGGCAACTATATACGAAGTTGTCGAGGACTTTGCCTGCTATTTGATGGGCTGTGGCTATTCCCGTTCTCTCATTGTTGATGCCTTCAATGTACAAGCAGAAGAATTTGCAGACTTGTTGAAAGATGCTGACAAACAGACGGACGCTGATTGATGCTTGCCATGAAGCATTCTGGAGCTTTCCTGAAGATACGCTTAGCAGCGATAAACGCATTGCTGCAATGCTGCTTGCTATTGCTGAATGCCCTGCCGCTGATCGAACTTTTCTTTTTCAAACTGCACGGACTATTCTCATGCCCGATATTGCAATGTGCAAGGGCAACAAATGCCCTGTCAAGGAAGATTGCTGGCGTTACATGGCGCCCTCTGATCGCTTCCAAAGTTATTTTGCGACGCCGCCTTACACGGAAGAGGGCTGCGACTATTTCTGGGACATGAATGAAAAATGAAACCCTTTATCATTGCCTCATTTGGTGGTGGTCCCCAATTCAACAAAAAATGGTTGGTGCCGCATGAATCGTTTAATCGTTTCAAGAATCGCTACGAACTTGGTGATGTAGA